AGGAGGTAGATAACATGAGTAAACTTACTCTAGACGATCTTCCTGCAGATGTGGTAGATAAACTAAAAAAAGATAATGGTATATCTACTCGTAAGATCACAATAACGAAAGAAGAAATTAGAACACATTCAATTAGTGTACTAAATGTTATTAAGAATCTTACAAAACGTCAGCGAGATCGTATACTTAAACATGCTTTAAAGCAAAACAAAGTATAAATAAGTATATTAAAAAAGAAAAGGCACTTCATTACGAGGTGCCTTTTTTTTGATCTAAGCACGAGAAGCGAGCTCTCATATATTTCACTATACTACTTCTTAGAACTAATTTCTATCCATTTCATTAGATATTCATGATTCTCTTTCCATAAATTAACTTTATACTTATCTTCAAAGTCTTTTAAGCTCTTGGTATGCCTTTCTGTGTGATGTTTTCTACATATTGGTATACAGCTTAAGTGTTCTAATAAATCTGGATTATTTCTATTTCTACCCATTCCAATTTGATCTAAATGATCTGGATCCACCAAGGCAGAATAGCAAATAACACATTTTTGATTTCTAATATAATCTATAAACTCTATAGGTTTTTTTAAAACCATTTTGTTCCTTCTAATGCCTTTTTTCTTTTTGCAGCATATGATCTGGCTTTTTTAGTTCTACAAATTTTACATACTGAATGTACATATCCATGGTATTTGTATTTATTATCATTGGTTAATTGATCTCCACATTCAATACACATTTTAAAGTCATCTTTCTTTGATCTAACAGGTAATACTATTCTATTTCCCAATCCCAATCTCCTTTTCAAGTTTTACAAGCTTCCGTAACCATTCTTTTCTCACATGATCAGATTGTCTTCCTGCTGGTAATGGTTCTAGATTAACTACTTTCGCCCGTTTTCTTAATTCATATCTTACATTCTGATCTCTATTCTTCTTCTGCTTTCTAGTCTCATAAAGTACGCTTTTTAGACGTTTTTTCTGGACTTTAAAGGTTTTATCTTCATTAATAAGCTTTCGTTCGATTTTTTCAGGTGGATCATCATCAATGATCTCTACATCCATCATATTTTTGTTCTTTAAGAATTTTTCCCATGGAGAATCAATAGTAAGCTCTACTTTATTATTCAATTTGTTATAATGATTTAAAATAAGCTGAGCTGCAGGGACAGATCCTGACTCTGCTTCATCAAACATCGAATTTAATACCTTCATAAGTCTAGTACCATTAAGTTCCACAAATCGATCATAGCATGCTTCGATAAATAACGGATTTTTTCTCCAAGCAGATATAGTACCCTCTGAAACACCTATTGATTTCGCAAGATCTTTATTCGAAGTTCCTGGGGAGGAGGCTACAAGTTCTATAGCTTCTAATTGCCCACGATTAAGATTATAAGTGTCTAATTTACTCATACATTTTCCTCAATTTAGCTTGTCGTTTTCTGTGGGATCCTATCTCCCTCTTAGCACATTTTAAGCATATTTCTAAGCTAGCCTTAGTCATCATACCTTCCCATAAAAAGAATCGCGAGAAATGCTGATATTCAGCACACATTTGACATCTCTGATCTCTTTTACCTATATATTTTACAACCATTTCACTAATAATTTAAACAAAATTAAACATTAATTTCAAGCTTTTTGTGGAGGGCTCACTGCCTGCCTCTCACTCATCTCATACACCTATCAGCCCTACGTCACTCATTCCCATACCCTTCAATGCTTATTCATTGATCCATCACTGATTATGATCTCATCGATAGACCCTAATGAAGGATCAGACCCACAGAGGACATCCCCACGGAGAGACAGATCCCACATGGGGGATATGGTGTTATGGTGTACCATGGTATGCCTTGGTACCATGATCTACCACTGCCCCAGCAGATCCCCAGAGGTAGTACCCGACGGAGATAACCGCCTAGATCTGCAAACCCAAGCGGATGTTTACAGATAATAATGGTGTATATGGTATACCAGATCTCCAGGGGGCTCCTGGCCTGGCCCTGGGGGCCTATAGCCTAGGCCGCATATATATTAATAATTATTATTAGTTTAACATAGGAGAGATGAGTGGTGTGGAGATATCTCGCTAGTACCAGAGGCCTATTGCTTAATGGCTTATAATAGATCATAGGGGTGTCTGTCCACAGGCATAGGGCCTACAGACAGGATAGGGGTATAGGGCCTTAGGGGGCTAGGCCGCTGGCTAGGGCCCTACAGCTACTCTAGAGATAATAACAGAATCAGCCTTGGCCTGCTGTTGGGAGATCTTAGGTATGCCTATATATTCGGTATCATCATCCCAGATGAAGCCTTCCCTGGATAGAGCATCTAAGAGCTGTTTACATCCTCCTACTACATTATCATAGTCTCTGATCCTATATCTTCTAAATGCTAGTATAGATATCTGAAATGAAGCTCCTGGATCAGCTTTCTTGAGCTTATTTAATTTCATTTGATTTCTTACCAATAGGCAGTATACATTACGTAATTTGTGTCTTTGTGCCCAATGCATCTTATCTAACTTGTTTCTGGATTGTAATGTTATAGGGATAGTTATTGTTTCTATATTATCAGCTTTATTGTTTTTATTTGTGCGCGATTTAATAAGATCAAACCCTCTTTTGTTGTGTATTCCTTCTCATAATATACTTCTTTTATCTCACATTGTATAATTAATTTTGCACAGTCCCAGCATGGAGCCAGAGTAGTAAATAACACTGCACCCTGACAATTTTGTGTTGATGTCGATAATTTAGCGATTGCATTAGATTCAGCATGTAATACTTCTGGTTTTGTGACAAATTTACCATTAGATAAGAATTCACAGTTATTATCGAAGCCTTTAGGTGTTCCATTGTACCCATCTGATATTATTCTTGAATCTTTCACAATCAAGCATCCAACTTTTTGCCTTAGTGCATGACTATTCAATGACCATTCATGAGCCATTCTCATATATGATTCAGCATTCTTGATCATTTACCGGTTTTAAAAGCGGTTGTTTTAAGGCTGTACCCGGCGGGTGTTACCACTTTGAAAGCTGATTTCATACTGGTTGTTTCTCAAATACTGTATTATCTCTACAATGCATACATAATCCTATTGGCTCATCTACATCTTCATCTATATCATATAATGGTGGTGCTGTACAACATATACTCCACCACTCTTCTTCTTTAATA